TACCCTGAAGCGTTCGTATACAGGGTAGAGTACTTAAGATAATAATATCTCTAGCTAGGACATGGACGTTCTACGCTAGGGGTACGCCCCCCTTTTTATTTTATGTGAGGAGAGAGTAGAGCCATACACACAGCGGTGGGAAAAAAAGATCCGAGGACTAACACAACATATTGGGAAATATTTAAAAAAAAACACAAAATATTGTACTTTCTTAAAAAAAATGTGCATACTCAGAAGTGGATAACTGTCTCTAAATTCAAATGAACTATGAACAACAACTTACTGAGGCACTCCTAGTCCAAGAATCTCGCCACGAAAACAATAAGTTAAACTACTACGAACCATACAAGTTCCAAAAGAGATTCCACGCAGACGGGGCAAGTGCTAACCAAAGACTATTGATGGCTGCGAACAGGGTAGGAAAATCCTACGTAGGAGCTATGGAAATGTCCATACATCTAACGGGACAATACCCCGAATGGTGGGCTGGAAAAAAATTTAAAGACCCCATAAGAGCATGGGTATGTGGCGCGAGTAACGAAACCACTAGAGATATATGCCAAAGAGAATTATTTGGGCAACCCGATAACCCAAGAGATAAAGGGAAAGGATCAATTCCTAAACATCTTATTGGTGAAACAACAAGAAAACCTGGGGTACCGAACGCTCACTCCTCAGTTCTTGTAAAACACGTATCAGGTGGGTGGTCGCGTGTTGCCTTTAAAGCTTACGAAATGGGTGCTGAAAAATTTATGGGGGAAAGTATCGACCTAGTATGGCTCGATGAGGAACCACCACAAGATATCTATTCACAATGTATTACCAGGACTCTTGATAGACGAGGACAGGTCTATATGACCTTTACCCCTGAATCAGGCATGACAGAGGTAGTACAAAACTTTACATCGAGTCTACAACCCAAGCAATCATTGATTACAGCAGGGTGGGAAGATGCAGAACATCTAACCCCTGATATGAAAGAACAGATTTTACAAGCCTTACCACCACATGAAAGAGATATGAGGTCAAAAGGCATACCAATGATAGGGTCAGGACTCGTATTTCCTATCGATGAGGACAATTTAACCTGTGATCCATTCACCATTCCTAAGCATTTTGCTAGGATTGCAGGGCTGGATTTTGGTTACGATCACCCTACAGCGGTGGTTTGGATAGCCTGGGACAGAGATAAAGACATCGTTTATGTCTATGATTGCTATCGTATGAGCAAACAAATACCCAGTTATCATGCAAGTCATATCAATGAACGGGAAGGTAGCGACTATATACCAATAATATGGCCCCATGATGGGTATCAGCACGATAAAGGTTCGGGTATCACTCTAGCCGAGCAATATCGCGATGCCTACGTTAATATGCTGCCTTTCCACTTTGAGAACCCACCCGCACTAGGTGAGAAAAAAGGTGGTAATAGTGTAGAAGCAGGGCTAATGGAGATGCTCGATAGAATGGAGCATGGACGATTTAAAGTTTTTAATACCCTTTATGACTGGTTTGAGGAGTATCGTATGTATCATCGTAAAGATGGAAAGCTAGTCAAACTTAAAGATGACCTTATGTCTGCTACACGTTATGCAGCCATGAGTCTCAGACATTCAACAACAAGAAATTCAAGATGGAATACAAAAGGCAAATTGGGTCCTGATGTAGCCATCGTTTAGGAGATATACATGATAGGAAGTAAGTCAGCAAGAGATAAATTAAAAAAGACTGGGGGAAGCGCAGCTAGGTCCAAAGGGGCTTTTGGCAGTTCTTCTGCTAGAGCGAAACTTAAAAAGACAGGCGGTGGTGCAGCAAGAAAAGCTAAAGCAACGCAAACTGCAAGAAAATTTCCATTAGGAAATATACTGGGCAAAGTAGGTAGTGCAGCAGCATTAGCAAAACTTAAAAGTTCAGGAACAAAATCAGCAGCTGTAGCAAAACTTAAAAAGACTGGAGGGGGAGCTGCGAATAAAGCTGGGAACCCAAAATCAAAAACAAAAGCTATGCAAGAGTATTTAAACAAAATGAAAAAAACTCATAAAAAATATGGCATAAAAACTACAAGGAAAAAAGGTTACTCCATATAATGGCAAAAATGACCAATGATGAACTTGCATCGAAACTAAGTAACGAAATAGAATCTGCTACAGGTAACTTCAATACAGAACTCTCTGAACAAAGAGAACAATCTATGAAGTATTATCTTGGCGAACCTTTCGGCAACGAGATAGAAGGCAGGTCAGAAATCGTTACAACTGATGTAAGAGATACTATCGAATACATTATGCCATCGTTAATGCGTATATTTACGACTCATAACAATGTCGCAGAGTTTGAACCTGAAGGGCCAGAAGATGTCGAAATGGCACAACAGGCAACTGACTATGTCAATTATGTATTTAATCGCCAAAATAACGGCTTTAAGGTCCTCTATGATGTGTTTAAAGACGCACTTATATCCAAGACTGGTATCGTTAAGCATTATTGGGAAGAAAAAACAGAAGTATCTACAGAGAATTATACCAATCTTACAGAGATTGAGTACCAATCTATATTAGCTAATGATGACATGGAAGTTATCGAGCATACTGAGACTGTCGTACAAAAAGCAGTTACAGATGATTTCGGTAATCTTATTAGCCCAAAAGTTGTAGAGCATGATGTTAAGGTCAAAAAAACCAAAGATAATGGACAGGTAAGAGTTGTATCTGTACCACCAGAAGAATTTTTAGTATCAAGAAGGTCTACATCTATAGAAGACGCTAACTTTGTGTGTCATAGGGTAAAGAAAACAGTATCTGATTTAATTTTAGAAGGATATGATCCTAAAATTGTAGAAGAACTACCTACCTATACACAAAATAATGCTGAGTATGATGAGGAAAGACTAGCAAGATTTAGTTTTGATGATGATTCAGTACCTGCAGATGAGGGCGAAGGACCATCAAGAAAGGTTTGGTTAGAAGAATGTTACATACATTTAGACTATGATGGCGATGGTATTGCAGAACTTAGAAAGATTACTAAAGGTGGTAATATAATATTGGACAATGAGGAAATAGATTCAGTTCCTTTCTCAACAATCTGTCCTCTACCGATACCACACAAGTTTCATGGCATGAGTATTGCCGATACAGTACAAGATATACAGCTAATTAAATCTACTATCATGCGTAATCTGTTGGACAATATGTATCTAACTAACAATGCAAGATATGCAGTATTAGCAGGGCAAGTAGAATTAGACGACTTACTTTCATCTAAACCTGGTGGAATCGTAAGAATGAGAGCACCTGGTGCAGTTACAGCACTTCCAACACCACAAATACAACCTTATGCGTTCCAAATGGTTCAGTATTTAGATGGGATTAGGGAAGAAAGAAGTGGCGTATCTAAAATGACTCAAGGATTGAACCCAGATGTATTAACATCTCATGTAACTTCAGGTGCAATCTCAGCAGCAACAGAGTCCTCTATGCAAAGAATCGAGCTAATAGCTAGGATATTTGCAGAAACTGGTATAAAAGATTTATTTAGAAACATCTATTCATTGATACAAAGATACGAAAACAGACAAAAAATGGCGTATTTAAACGGCAAATTTGTACCTATTGATGTATCTAAATGGAAAGAAAAGCTAAATTGTACTGTAAATGTTGGCGTTGGATCAGGAAGTCAAAACTCTAAGATGCAAACTATGTCAGGTATTATGACAATACTACAAACAGTAGTACAAAATGGTGGTATGGGAAGTTTAGTTACACCTCAGAATCTTTATAATGCTATTAGTGAATTTATAACACAATCTGGATATAAAAATTCAGACATGTTTATATCTAATCCACAGATGATGCCACCACAACAACCACCAGAGCCATCATTAGATGAGAAGGTTGCTGCACAAAAAGCACAAGTTGAATTACAAAAATTACAATTACAAGCTCAAGAACTAGAAATAGACACGCAACTAAAAGCACAAGAACTCAAACTTAAACAAGAAGAAGCTGCTGTTGATCTAGCATTGAAGCAACAAGAACTGCAAATTAAGAAGTCTCAACTAGAACTTAACGAACAAGAACTTGCTCTTGAAGCAGTACAAAATAGACCTGTAGGCATAGGACCGACATAATGGCTTATCCTAAGTTTAAACCTGATTACAAAGGACAAAGCAGGACTAAACTTATATCAAAAAAGATAAAGGTTTTAAAAAAGGAAGGGAAGCCACAGAAACAAGCAGTAGCTATGGCACTCA